TTTGATGGCAGCACCCTCACATCTTCTCTTGAGTGGAGAACTATTGTCTTCACTACACCAGTGGAATTAACAGCTTCAACCGTATATGCTATTTGTGTTCAAACATCAGTTGCCACTCAATATTGTCAGTGGAGGGCACTCATAGCTTCACCTGCATATTCAGGAGGTGAGTACTTGCAATATTCCGTTGGTTCGTGGTCTGCAAATTCAGGCAGAGATTTTCTATTTTTTGTTGTAACTTTTCAATTAACTACTACGTCAACCCAACTTCAATTTACTAACGGTATTCTTACAGGAGTTGTATAGTGGCAAACTATATGATACCAATAGTTGATAGTTTAACTGCCTCACAAGTGGTAGTTACAGATGCGAATAAAAAACTAACCTCTGTGAACGGGATTACAACTGATGTAAGTCCGTTGGTTACACTGCCAAGCACAACCAATACTTTGTCTTTTACAAATGGTGTACTTACAAGTATTTCATAAATTTGGAGCAAATTATGCCAGTATATAAATCAAAATTAGATTATCAAACACCAACCAGAGTTCGCAGTATAGACGAAGGTGGAAAAGATGTGGGTTATGCCCCAATGGGTCAAGAGGAAATGGTAACTACATCCGACCCTAACGGCGGCAATAAAGAAATATGGGTTGGAACTCCTACACCTGAACCAGTGGTGGAAACTCCAGTCTCTACTTCTCAATATTCCCGTCCCCCTGTTCCTGCTGAGATGAGTCCTGAAGCCTTAATCCAAAATAAGTATGAGGCACAGGAAACTATGGCCTATGCTAACTTTCAGCGTAGGATGCTCAACGCCGGTGCATCAGTTGACCCAAAGTCGGGGACAACTAATCTTGCCGCTGCTGACGAAATTCTTGTGAACTATGCCAATGCCTCCTTCCAAAATGATATGGCGGATTTACAAAACTGGAAGCGTACCCTCAAGGGAAGATTAGCTCTTGTGGATAAGGATAATTCTCTCTCTGACGAACAGAAGAAGTTGTTTCACTCTAAAATAATTGGACAAGCTAAGGATGCAATATATATCCCTGAGATGACTTCCTCACAAATACAACCAAAAGAGAAGCCATTGTTTTCTGACTCAAAGTACATTACAACTGCCGGAAAAATGGTAAATAAAATTACTGAGGGTGGAACAGTTGAAGATGCCTACGCAGTTGCTAATGCTGAGTTAGGCTTTGGCTGGGAGGAACGCTATCCTCAGTTAGTTGACCTGATAAGACAGAAAACGCAACCGCAGGGTTCTGCCAAAGGTGGGATGATTCGCATAATGGGAAGTGATGGTATTACAGGTACTATACCAGCCGACAAATTAGAAGAGGCTAAAAAACAAGACCCCAATTTAAAGGTTTTATAATGGCTATTGATTTTAAATCGCTGGGTGGTAGTGTTGAAAATGTGGAGGAGACTCCCCAGACAACTGCTGGGAAGATTAACTTCGCAGAACTTGGCGGAGAGATTATATCTGAACCTAAAGATGGTTTTATTAAAAGAACTCTCAAACAGATTTATAATGCTGCTATTGCAAACCCCGTTCAGGCAGTTGGTACTAAATCCGAATTTGGCAAAGCTCTAACCGATGCTGAGGCTTTAAATGTTATACGAGAGGACTTGCATAAAAAGGTATTTACATATCAACCTATAACCAAAGCCGAATATAAGGAATTGAAAAATTATGGTTCTTCTTATAAGAAGGGAACATTTGGTTCTTTGTTTGGAATGAAACCCGATGAATGGGCAGTTAAGGCTTTAGAGGATGTTAAGACAGGAAAACTAAAAGTAGTTGCCGGGGAATCTCAAATCGACTTGGCAGATGTTTACCAACGAGCGGAAACAAATAGATTAAAGGATACTGATATTTCTGCGGCTGTCAGCGAAGCACAAGGCTTCAAAGACAAAGCTGCTGATGTTATAGGTGGGGTAACAGGATTTGTTGCTCAACTGGCTCTCTTGAAAAAAGCATTTCCGGGAGTCCCTGAACCTATTGTATGGGAATTACAAAATGAAGCAACTGGAGGTACTCCGGGCAAGGGTGTTGTTTCTTACGCAACATTTAATGCCGCAGGTAGATTAGGCAATACATTAAGTGGTAAGATTGCAGCAAAGGGAGTCCTCGGGAAACTTGGAAGAACTGCCGCTAAAATAGCTCCACAATCTGCCGCAATGGGTGGCTTGACTGCTGCCGAAGGTGGTTCGGCTGAAGACATAGCAATATCCGCTGCTATTCCAGTTGGTATGGCTGCCGTTAGTGCAGTCAGCAAGGCCTCTGGCAAGGCCGTCTCTGGGGGTAAAGTAGAAAAAGGGACATCTGAACCCCTCCCCAAGACTACAACCGTTTCTGAGCGTTTCAAGCAACTTACCGCTGAAAGAGATAATTTTAAGCCATATTCTCCAAAATGGAATAAATTGAATGAAGAAATAGCAACTGAAATGGAGGCAATGCGTCCAAAAGCATCTCCTTTACAGGAAGCTCAAGCTAAGGCTGTCGGTAATCTTCCACTAAGTGGAAGTGAGATTATTGGACAACAGATGGTGCAGAAGGGTGCTGACCTTGCAAATGTTGGGCAGGCTAAACCAGTTGCAAAAGTTGAACCGGCTACAATAGAATCAGTATCTAAGAAGGCTTCCCTCAATGTGGAGGATGCAAAGAAATATACAGTTGGTTTAAGAGAACCTGCTGTTAAAGAATTACGGGCACAGCAAGCTACCGCCTACGAGTCAATAATGAAACAGGAGATTGCAAAGGGAACTCCTCCAGCGGAAGCACTGCAAAAAGCAAGAGAAGGTATGCGGGGCAAGGCTGAGACTTTTAAAGTCCCATCACCTAACTTTACTCCAGATGAAATGAATGTAATATCCAATAAGATAATTGGAAAATATAAAGATGTATTCAAAGTTAATAATGCTAAAGAAGCATTCGATACTTGGAATAAAGGAGAGGTTTTACAGAGAAGTCAATTTCAATACATAGAGGGAGTCCTTGGTAAAAAGGTAGCAATGGGTTTGTATGATTCTCAGGAGGTTATGAAGACGAAATCCTATACTCCTCTCAGTCTTGAGAATGATATTCAGGCTGCTGCAAAGTTGATTGTCAGTTTGGATGTTCAGATAGCACGGCAGGCAAGTACTATTGCTTTGAGACATCCTATTTTATTTGCTAAAGCTGTTGGAGTAAATGCAAGAGCGTATGTCAGCGAAAAATATGCTGAAAATATAGAAGCAAGAACGCAGAGAAGTCCTTATTATGAGCAGGCTACTAATGATGGTATCAACAGATTATCTAATACTGCATATTCTGGTGAAAGAGCAGAACAGTTTTCTCTCAGTACACATTTAACTCAGAAGTTATTGCACGCTGGGGAGACTTCAGGCAAAGTTGGAAAAGCCGCTGCCGCTCCTCTGAGAGCATTGGGAAAAATAACTCGTGGGGCAGAGAGAGGTTTTGCTGCCGCCCACGATTATCTCGTACAGAGTATGTATGATACTGCAATGGCTGAGTTCGAGAAGGCTGGACTTCCAGTAACTCCCAAGATGCAGGCAGAGTTCGTGCAGAGAGGTTCACAGGGAGATGTTGCTGCACGGGAGGCTTTGGCTAAAGCACAGCAATATAGAACTAACCGAGCCAGTGCAATCAACACATTGGTAAAGGTTCTCCGGGCTAAGAACCCCGATATGAAGAAGATTCAGAAAGCAGCTAACCACGTGCTGTTCTCTGCTTCTGTTACAACTGCGAGATTTAAAATATTCTCTGATGCTGTAACTAAGGCAGGAAGTAGAGCATATATTGGTTCTGCTATTGCAAGTGATATTGCAAAGATGATTCTTGTATCGAGTCTAACTACGTTAATTGGTAAGGAACTTGCAAGTAAATATGAATGGGCACGAAAGAAAGACGGCAGCCCTAAGATATATAGTGATAACAATGTTCTTTCCTCTAATTGGGGCAAGATGGTTGTCGGAGATACCTCCTTTGATATAGGTGGTGGTGAAATCCAGAAGTATAGATTCATCGCCAGACTTATTGCGGGTAAAACTAAAACCCAAGCGGGTGAGATAAAGGAAGTTCCCCGAACTGATGTTATAGAACAGTACCTTAAAGGAAGAGGAAATCCAGTGTTGGGTCTTATAGCCCGGTGGTGGACTGGCACTGACTTTATGGGAAAAGATATTTGGGAGATGCCTGACTTAGCCCCGTATGCGGCTGGGGAAAAAGGCCCTCTCGGAAAACAATTCGCAGGAGAAGTTCAAGGCCTTCAGAATGTTTTAGGAGATAAAGCCGGTAAGGGTGTTTATCTGGCTGGTAGGGAAATAGCCAATGCCTTAGCCCCTCAGATTCTTTCAGCAACGTGGGAGGCAGCTATTGACCAAGGATGGGCACAAACGTTGAGTCGTGGTGCTGCTGAGACATTTTCTCAGGGAACTAATGAAGTTACTGAGTATGCTTCAACCGCTGTTACCAAGATGAAGAATAAGTTGGCTGAAGAAAAGTATTCCAAAAAATGGGATGACCTGTCTGATGTTCAGCAGAGACAAATCAGAGGATACTCAACAACCTTAAGGGATTTGGAGAAGGAAGCTGCTAAAGTAAAACCCAATAGTTATGAATATGTTGGGGAGACTATTAAGAAGCAGGCTGAAGTTGGAAGGGAAGTTCAGAAGGGACTTGACAAAGACATCCAGATACAAATGACATCTCTTGGTGTTTCAGTAGGTGGATTATCCAAGAATATTGGAGACTGGAAACTAAACGATGCCCGATACAAAGCGTATCAGGATACAGTTAAGGAAGTGTTGAATCCCAGACTACGTGAAATAATGGATAGACCAACGTGGTCTGATTTGAGTGATGAACAGAAAGCTAAAGCTATTAAAACTCAGGTTGACAGAGCTAAAGAGATAGCGAGAAATAAAATTAAAGGAGCAGCAAGAAATGGCTAAGCCACGACAAACAAAACCTCGAAAAACCATTGAGGATAGATTAGATTCTATTGAGAAGAATATGGCAGTCTTTGCTGTAAAGCAGAACTCCCTAATCAAGCATTTTGAAAATCACCTGCACTTGCACGGGAAGATTATAGCCGGAGTGTTCTCATTGCTGGGAAGCATTGTACTTGGTTTAATATTCTGGGTCAGCAAGTTTCTGTGGGCATTGGGACATACAGTTAAATAAGAAATGGGGGATTAGGTCAATGAGCCTCGTCCCCCAATTTTTTTATTCATTTTTGAAAAATTTCTTCATTTCTATATTCTCCATCCAACAATAGACAACAAAGCAAGTACTGCCAGTGTGTAAATTACCATATCATCTCCTACTTAGCAAGTAAAATCTTATCTCTTATTTCCTGTGTTAATTGTATATTGGAATACAGAAACTTCTTGGAGTTCTCCCTCCCCTGTCCTAATTGAATATCTCCATACAAAAACCACGCACCATTCTTGGCAATGATGTTTTTAGCAACACCCAAATCAAGCAGATTCCCCTCATAACTTATTCCAGAGTTGAACATAATATCGAACTCAGCTTCTCTAAAGGGAGGTGCAAGTTTGTTCTTCACTACCTTTGCCCTCACTGTATTTCCAATGGCGGACTCATTATCCTTAATAGTTGCTATTCTTCTGATGTCAAGCCTTACAGAAGAGTAAAACTTCAGAGCGTTTCCACCGGTAGTAGTTTCAGGGTTGCCAAATAAAACTCCAATTTTCATTCGTATCTGGTTGATAAATATGATACAGCTTTTGCTTTTGCTCACAATGCCAGTCAGCTTCCTGAGTGCCTGACTCATCAACCTTGCCTGAAGTCCGACGTGTGATTGTCCCATATCACCAGTCATCTCGGCAAGGGGTGTTAATGCCGCAACTGAATCCACAACAATAATATCAACATTGTTTGATTTCACAAGCATTTCAACTATGTTCAGGGCTTCCTCACCAGAATTTGGCTGACTAACCAAGAGGGCGTTGACATCAACATTCAGTTTCTTTGCCCAAGTTGTATCAAAGGCGTGTTCAGCGTCAATCAGGGCAGCTACCCCTCCGGCTCTTTGAGAGTTTGCTATTACAGACAAAGCGAGCGTAGTCTTTCCACTTGACTCTGGGCCGAAGAACTCAATTATTCTTCCTTTGGGAATACCAAATCCTCCCAAAGCTATATCCAAGGAAAGCACACCAGTGGATATACCCTCTGTCTTGTCATACTTATCCTCATTCATCTGCATAATAGAGCCAGCACCATACTCTTTGTTTATATCTGCAATCGTCTCTTTCAGAGAGGTTTTTTTATCTTTCATTATAGACACCTTGCCTCTCAAACCTAATTGCAAAACAAAGAAATTGAATATCCAATGCTCTAAATTTGTACCAATCATTTCTCCACCAAGTTATTTTCAAAGGGAGTGCCCAACTTCCGGGGTCAAACCAACATTCAGTGGTTAGTCTATCTTTCATCATAGTATTTCTCTTTCTTTCCCATCTGCATTATTTCGTAGTAAGGAACTCCATTGAGTACCACACCACAACCCACAATAGAACGTCTGCGAGCGAACTGGCCGTATGCGAATGCCATCGACCTATCATCCACGCCGGTTGATACATCCATACCAAAGAGACGGCTCTTAGGACTTGCCAGCCACTTTACCCCGGCTGCTGAATGACAATGTCCGAGAACGTGTGATAATCCGGTGGACTTCATCTTATTGTATGCCGGGTGTTCCCCACCGCATCCCGTTCCGTGAATATAGCATACATCGTCAATAATGAACTCCCAATCCCATTCCCAATTTCTGGTATCCCATATCTCAGAGAAACTCTTCAGCATCTCTTCAGGAATAGATACTGTCTCAGCTAATCTCAGAGGTCGAGCATCGTGATTTCCTATGCACACCTTGGCTTCGGGAAATGCCTTACGCCAATTAGAAATAGCCTTCTTTGCAAGTTCATATTCTGCTGAGGCGTTGGGCATATCAGGGCGTTTGGGGTGGAAGCTGATTGAGTGCAAGTCAACAACGTCGCCAATATACACCACCTGATTGCATCTATACTTTCTGTAAGTATCTTTGCAGAACTGAAGGTAGTTTGGACGACAATACGGAAGGTGTAAATCACCTACAACCAAAACTTTATTTTGCTTTTTCATTTGCTTCCTTTTTCTTAAGTATGTCTGCTAATCCTGTACCAAACAGTTCTTCTAATTTGCTGCCAAATCTGTACCCACATACACAGAATTTGGCAAACTCACTATAACACACGGCGTGGCAATAGGGACAGGTTTTAGGCATTCCTCACATCCTCTACCTTTTCAAAGTATTCCTGCAACTGCATCCTTAAACTTGTGGGGTGAGTAATGTAATATGGATTAACAATGAATATCCACTTACCTGTTTTGCTGCAATAGTCTATCTCCACCTGCATCCCAGCACTTATCTTATTCTTTGAATTAAATACTACCATCCCATCACAGCCGTCAATAATCTTGCAATCCACATCAAGAATCTGCGGGATAGTAAGAAGTTTATCCACGTAAGTTGTGTGAACAAACGCCTCGTGTTCTGCCGGGCAATAGAATGTGGTGGTCGGAAATTCTTTTCGTAGCCACTCAGCAAAGTCAATAGCGGCCTTGCAGTTCTTCTGCATAATTTCTTCAGTCAACACGCCCCCATCACTAATTGGGTGGCTTATGTAATATTTATACTGTCTCATTTTTAATCCCCTGTTTTGTTCCTAAATATTTTGGTAGGTCATCAAGTTCAGACGGGAGTTGACCAAGTTGGATTCTTTTCTTTGTTGCAATATAGAAGAGGGTATTACAGCCTATTGCTCTGGCGTGTGCCTCCGAGGTATCTCCCATCAACTCAGCATAGATATGCCTGAGAAGTGAGTCAAGAATTGAACTCAGCGGGAGGCCTTTTTCCCAATTACGACTTCCATATTTGGATGCAGCGGCCTCAAGGTGCTTTGATATTTCAAGAAGAGCATCCGGGGGGAGTAACGACGGAAGCCCCTTACCAGCAGATGCCTGCCTCTTAGCTCCGGTTGCAAACACACGGTCTTCCCCAGATTCTATTTTAATACCATTTGGAACACTGTCTGCTGTTATCCCAGCGGCAGCTAATTCTGACACACTGCCAATGTAAGTAACATCTCGTGGTGTATCAACAACCTCTGCCCCAGACTTAAGTCCTATTCCATTTGGGGAATCCTTGTGGCATTCCCAAGGTTTAAGTGGTGGGTCTTCTTCATTTTTTACTGGCTCAACAAAACCCGGTCTGAGCCGGTACACGAGGGATTCAGTTTCACAAGGTGCTGAATAATTTGCATTCCAAAGTCCTGAATTATTTTCATATTCTAAATCTGTTGGCTCTATTGCTGCCAACTCTTCAAACAAACGCTTGGTTAGTTTGTATGCTGGAGTTGTATTGTTCTTCCAAAATTCAATTCTGTCAGGTGTCATTTTTGCTCCTTATGTTCTTTAATTGCCTTGCAGATACACGTCTGCTTAATTTTTACAGTCTTTCCATTTGGGGCTTTGAAAAAATCTACGTACACCCCAGAACCACCACACATACAGGTTGATTTGTCTTTTTTCTTACGCATTTAATTTCAACTTCCCTTGCAGTATCAATTTTTTGAGACTCTTTGGCAGATGACTCATAGCTATTGCCTTGCGTCTCATATCCTGTATCACGGGGTCATTTTTTACATCAAGGCATTTATTTTTCTTTGATTTACTCATCTGTTTGGCATTCCTTGTTAAGCAGTTTCTCAGCATACTGTTGGTCAGCAGCAGAGACATTGCCATTCTCAAGTATCTTGGTATCTTCATACGGAAGGATGACCGTAGCCGTCAGTGATTTGTCAATACAATGTATCACACCCATCACTTTATTCAGAACTTCATACTTCAATCCCTGCTTCTTTATTACAGCGTGCAACAGAGAAGTAATGAAGTAGTTTAATTCTCCAGCCGATATTTCAGCAGCGTGGAATGTCTCAAAGTGCTGAATCTCATCAGCATACAGCGGCCTCTGTTCTTTTTTTATGTACGGCATATTATTTTCCCTTCAATTTTTCCATTTCAGTATCAAACTGTTCTCTTGTTATCTTGCCCTGAAATAAGTCCCATCGCAAATCAAGTTCTGCCTGACTTACAAGGCAGGGTCTCCGCTTATCACCTTTTCCCATACTATTTCCCCATATCATAACTACCTATGTTATTTGTATCAATTAAACTGCCCTCAAATGTCATTGCTATCCCCAATGCTGCCCAGATGTCATCGTGTATCCCAAATAGTTGGCCGGGTTTCTTTTTTGTACCAATCTGTGGTATCTTGCCGTCCCCGGTTGGAGGGTATTTATCTATTATTGCTTGCCGGACATTTCCATCCTTGGCTTTTGCAGAATTGCAGAGGAATATCTTTACATCTCTGCGATAAATCTGGATGTAACTCTTATTCCAAGCCTGAATAAATCGGCCAATCCAAACACAGGTATCAAATACAGTTTTTCCAACAGCCATCCCATAACAGGCTACCATCTCTATTGCAAGGTGGTCATTAGATTTATCTGACAAAAAATCATCCCGTAAAATTTTACCCAAGAGCAGTTCATTCGCCAATTTCCCTTTGTCAAATATTTTACCATCCTCATAAACAACAAAGGCACTCTCAATATTACCGGGGTCTATTGCAAGTATTCTCATAACATTCTTTCTATTCTTTTCAAAGCAATATCTTTTAAAACTTCTCGTTCAATTTCCCCTGCCTCGGCTTTCTCGTGGCAAGGTCTGCAACCTGCTATTAAATTCTCTGGTACATCCTTTGTCTTATCCCCACCCATTCCACGAGGGTCAATGTGATGTATGTCAACTGCAATGCTCTCACATCCCTCAGCCCGTATCTCACATAAGATAGTATCTGCTGTGGTAAGGTGATTGGATTCCAGATATATCTTAATGTGCTTCTTCATTCTTTCTTTGGCATAATTTTTATTTTATTATCCTCACAGAATCTCAGGTACAGTATATCATCCAAAGCATAAGTGATGTACTCATCATTATCGGAGTCAATCATACACTTGCCACCAATTAAGATGTGCAATGCTTCGTGGCACACTACAACATAGGGGTTGTCGTCCTTCTCTTTACAGTACCCCAAGTCAATCCACATCTCGGCCTGCATAAGGAATCTCTGCTTCTCTCCAAGTTCCATCGTCCAACCGGCAGCACGTTCATTCCTAAAAGGAGTCCCCGTGTGAAAGTCTATCTCCCAATCTCTGAGATTAAGAATATTCTGACACCACCTGAGACATCTTACAAGTTGCTCGTGTGATACTCTCTGATATGTCCGTTCATAGTTAGCCATTGTTAGTTCCTTTATTTATTGTATATTATACCACAATCAATTATTCGAGTCAAGATAATTATTTCAGAAGCCAATTTATTCGCTCTGCCAGTCCATCTCTTCCAACCTCCATCATCCACTTTCTCTCATCATCAAATGGGTTAGGTGGTACGAGTATTTCTGCATTTGGAAGTTGTTCCCATAATTCCCCAGCCCCCTGTCTTCCAACATCATCATTGTCAGATACTATCAAAACACATTTAAACTTCTTCAGCCCATCAATGGTTTTTTTATCCATTTTAAACAGTGCATTGTATTTTCCTATTGCCTGAAACCCCATCTCAACTGAACAAGCTGTATCTGAGAAGCCTTCATTTACAATAATGGGTCTCTCAATGTCAAATTTTATCTCCGGTATAAAAATTCCGTGCTTGCTGTGTACCTGCAACTTCTTTATATGCTTGTCTTTTTCCCACCAATGTTCCTGAATACCTGAGATTTTTCCAGCGGTATCAAATAATGGAACAAGAAACTTGCCTTGGTAATACCCCAATCTAAATTTTACAAGTGTTTGGGGAGAAATTCCGAGATACTTTGCAAACTCATCTCTAACTATTTTTGAATCTTCCCAACGCATTCTCTTTTCCCAGTCTATTACTACTGGTTTTTCTTTTTTTATCGGCACATATTTTATCTGGTCGGGATTCATTTTAAATGCTTTAGCATACTGCTTAGGAGACCCTTGGCACATACATCCCCAGCATTTAAACCACAGGGGAAATCTTCCACCTTTATTTATAGTAAAGCTACCCACTTCTTCTTTGTGGAAGGGACATAAGGTAGTCCAGTGTTTACTGTTCTCTTCAATGACTTCTAAGTTGTGATACGGGTAGGGAATCATTATGCGTTTATCCAATCATATATAAGTAAGAATAGTAGTATCATTAGAATTTTCCTAACTCAAAATTAACGTCGGCAAATTTCATCCATTCTGAAAGCCATACCACAGGGAACTCCCCGGTTTCCCCGTTGGTATTTTTCGCTAAAATCAGATACATTTCGCTGTCATCAAATTTTCCCTCTTTGCGTTCCTCATACAGATTGTAGAACGCTGGCCGGTACAACAGTATAATTTTATTTCCAAAATTCTCTAAACCAGCACCCTCTCTGCAATCGCTCAGCCGGGGTTTATGGCTCTCCCGGCGTTCAGATTCTCTGTTGAGGTGGCAGAGTGCAATTACAATGGCATTGCGTTCCTTGCTCATTGTCTTCAGGTATTCAGCTATGCGGTCAATAGCCTCATACCGCTGCCCCTTAAATCCGGTCGTGCGAAAACATCCAATATGGTCAAATATAATTACATCAAACTTTTCCCCGGAGGCTTCCAGAATTTCCCCGGCCTGCATCGGTGTTATCCCTGACTTATCACAGGTAAACAGTGAAAGCTCACTGATATACTCCTTAGTTTCACGTTTTACAGGCACAATACCCTGAACTAAATCAAGATATTTGGCCTCTTGCACATAGCCTTCCATTCTGGTTAGAAGCTGTTGTTCAGCCATCTCCATTGAAAAGAAGGCTACTTTTAACGTCTTTGCAAACTTCAAAGCAAGGTCAATAGCGAAAGAAGTCTTGCCTAAGCCTCGTTGCCCCGCTATAACGGTCAATTCACAGCGGGATAGACCTCCTGTTGCCTCGTCAAACTGCTTGAAGCCTGTTGGTATCCCCCTCTCTACAAGGGGCGTATGGGACGCTATGGAGCTTTTAACGAGTTTCACTGAATTGCCTCTCTTTTTTCTATGTAATTGGGATTATTTGGTTTCCCAGCCATTATTTTCTTTAACCACTCAAAAGATACAGGGTAATAATTGTTGTTATCAACTCCGACATCCCACTGTTTTGAGTCCCGGACTAATTTTCCGTGAGAATGTCCAAATAATTGCCAAGAGTTATAATGGCTGCGTTCCCAAGTTAGCATACAATAATGGCAAACTACTACAAATATCCCGTCTATTGTTTTATGCCAGATATACCTTCCCGACTCCGGCTGCCAGTGGTCGTGGCTTCCGACAAGAAGTATATGTGTCCCATTTAAACGGCTTATATACTTCTTATAAACTTCGTCCTTATGGTTACACCAACAAAAGTCCCCAGCGTGAACTGTAACATCCGCAGGTGTAACAACAATGTTGAAGTTGGCTATTAGTCCTTCGTCCATCTCCTCAACATTGGAGTACGGACGGTTGTTGTACTTCAGGACGTTTGCGTGCCCATAGTGTTCATCTGCTGTGAAGAAAAACATCACGTGTACCCTCAGCTTGTTTGAGTAAAGATTGAAGTCCAGCAACTATTCTCTTTATATCCTTCAAAGCAAATGTTTCCTGCTCAACATAATCGCTGTCTAAGAAATTTTTTCCCTTGTTAGTTTTTCCTTCAGGAATTAAACGAAGGTTAATGAAAGTCTTGTTCCATCCCAACACGGCATCAATGGACGGCCTATTAACTTTACACCTGTAATCCGCACAGGAAGTTATAACTTTAAATCTGTCCTTCATTTTCTCTCATTCTCTCTACAAAGGTTTTCTGTGCGGGTTTAATGTCGCCTCGGCGTTCTGCCATCTTTCTCCACGTCTGAACAACCGATTTCCAAACTTTATATGGACGGCCTTTGTTATCTGCCCAGCCACGAGCATCATTGTAATAGAAGAACTGCTCTGCATCAAATGGCTGATAGCCAATCTCCTTTGCGAAAGCATCTATCTCAGCAATGGTGGGTTTCTTAAATGTTGCCTGTATCTTATATGGGCAGTTCTTGCAATCTTTTGTTGCCATTATACTATTCCTTCAGTTATTTTCTGCTGGTTAAATTCAGCCGGGTTATTCCCTCTGTTTTTGAGATTCTCAGCTTTAGTTTTGATAGTCAAGTTGGCTTTCCTGCAATTCATTGTGTTGCCATCCAAATGGTCAACTTCCATATCAGGTGGACAATTCATCAACTGCCTGTGCAGTCTGATTGTTCTGACTTTTCTCTTGCCATCAACATAGTATGTCTCACTTCGGGCTGCATAAGGTTGTCCACCTGTTCCACCAAACTTTGCAAACCATTTATGTTTGCTTACAAGTGGAATATCCACATCATCAAATTCAACCCAGTAGTCCTGTGATAGTTGCATTACAGCCATTTCAGTTTATCCTTATAAAAGTTATCCATCCGACAGTAAGTATCCACTTGTATAGTGGAGGTATTCTCTCTACACTTATCCCGAATAGAGGACGTGTAACGTAAAAAGTTATATCTGAACATTTAAAAAATTCAAACTTAAACTCTTTATGAAAACGTATCCAATAAACAGAATTATGCAAAAGGATTCTCGTCATCATTGTTATTGCTCCGCTGGTTGTTGTTTGAACCTCCGCCTGTGTTGTCATATTCAGAAATAGCCAGAGAAAGATACTTCCCTTTGTTTCCTGATTTCAACCAAGCGGCAAGACGATACTTTGTCCCGTTCACCATTATATTGCCAGTGTGGTCAGGCTGTTTTTCACTTTCCTTTTTTTCGTTGACAAACAGTACACCTGTGCCGTCTTTCTGCTCAAACTTTCTTTTGTTTCCGCCGCCTTTACCGTAATTGTTTTTCCCGTATGCCATTTTACTACTCACTTTCTTTTTCAAATTGTTTTTTCAATAATAATTCTTTATACCACGTTGGCAAACCTTGTGTAGCTCTCTGAAGAATTTTTCTTCTTGCCATAGAGTACAGTCTCTCTTTGATGAAATCTGAACACTCAGCCATTATGTCAGTATTGACCTGTTTCAGCAGTATGCCAATGTCTTTGGGTTCATCACCTAACAATCCCTGTTCTCTTAAGGCCTGAACTGCTTTTAACCACCGGGCTTCAGTACATAATTCCTCACCTATTTGTTCTATTGTGTCCCTGTTTGAAGGATTCAGTTCCTTTTGATGTCTCTGTGCCATTTCCTTAAACTTCTCTGAAACATATTTTCCCATCAAGCAATGGCCGTCAATTCCAAATCGGAAATAGTTCTTAACAACAACACCCTCTATCGTTGTACCACCCAAGCAGCTTTCCAAATTTAGGAATCTCTTAAAGTCCTCAACTGACCATATATTTGGTATGGTTTCATCATAACTTATACCCAGCAGTGGAACACACTCTAAGTCAAGGTCTTCAGCAATATTATTTTTTGCACCTGTATCAAGATAATCTTCAGTGGTTATATCAACGTCAAAAAGAATGATGTGGTTCTTTGGAATCCTTGCATACTGTAAAACATTGTGATGAGGCTTTGCAAGAAATTCGCCTCTATATGTCCAGCCATCTATAAGTTTATCCTTAATTGTTTTGACATAATCGCAGGCAGGTTGGAACATCCCAGCATTATCAACATTTAACTGACAGTGATGAGAGCTACAATACAATACGCCATCCCTTACGCCAAAAGAGAATTGAGAGCCGTCAATTTTTTCTTCAATGACAATTCTATTCAGAAATAAATCTGATATAGCTTTATGCCCAAGAGTGTAAATCTTGCAATAACTTTTCAGCATTATTTTTTCCCTTCGTTTGGCGGCAGCACAACTACACCGGCTTCTGCACAGGTTTGAATACAATCATCAATGTACTTTGCAAGTTCTGCCTTAGTTAATTTGCTCTTGTCCTTAACATACTCACGTTTTGTACCTTTATTTCTGGTCAGGTGCAGTTTCTTTAACACACCATCAACTTCTTCAACTGAAAATCCTGTTTCAGCAGCCAGTGGAGTATAAATGCAGGCATACAGATAAGCAAACTGTTGCTGGGAAGATTTCTCAGCTTCCTTTTCTATTGTCATCTGAACCCGGAGTCCCTCAAAGTTTTTTATCCACGTCTTATAGACTCCATTACTATCCAGATGTAGGTTTCCATCCTTTACAAGACCAAAGAAAACACCTTTTTTTGTTTCACTGCTCATAACTCATTCCAAATTTACTTCAATTTTCGTAATGGCCTCTTACGTACTCTTCAACAAGAGCTTGTTCACACGCCGGGCAAGGGACTCTCTCCCCTGATTTAATTCTATCTATTGTCTTTGGGTTTAAGACAATATGAGTTCTTCCACATACAGGGCATTCATAGTTAATCATTTAAGTTCCTCCACAGAGAACGTCTTAGCCTAATTATCCCCATCACTTCCACCCACATACCTTTATCCATAGATTTATCTTCTAACTCTCTGAGTGTATCATCCAATGATTGCAAGTCTTTAGTGGTTATTCCACTAAAATCCACACCACCAATATCATCTACGTCGCTATATGAAAATAAATAAAAGTCAGGATTCATCAATGTATCCTTCCTACAATATCACCGTCAACTACATCAAACACAGTTCCAAAATCCTGTATAGTTCCCAAAACCCAATCAGGATAATGTGTTTCCACATATTTAACGAGAGTCTTTAAGTTGGGGGCAAGAAAGTTTTCATTCGCTGTCTGCCCCTCCCCATTGAGCTTGTAATAGACGCTATACACTCTCATTTTTTGTCTCCCCTAAACTCAAAGCATAAGGACATACTGACCGGCAGTTGCAATAGTTCATACATCTATTGGCTTCTGTTTTTCTCTGGTCAATGGTTATCGACCCCTTACTGTATTTATCCATCAATCCTTTTTCTTCAATGTATGCCAGAGCTTCCGGGGCGGTGTCAAGTAACCGCATCGCTTTCTTTTTGTCTTTTTCCATCACAGCGAATTTGCCCAAGCGAATCCATTTATCCTCATCTGTGCATTCATAAGAAGCATCAAGATGAAGTTTCAGCCGGTCTTTAATGAACTGAATAGTTTGTTCCATCGGCCATACTGGGACTTCACGGCAGAAATACTTTTCCTGTGGATAATCCGGTTCACGCTGTGCCTGATATTTTGACCAGTCCTTAATAAATGCGTGAATGCGTAAATGCTTTGATTGTATTCCTTCTGCTTTCCAGCGGAGGAAATTCAGGATATTAAGCTGTTCAGCAAAGTGTTTATCCTTGTCAAATATCCAACTGAAAGCTGACATCAACTTGTAATCCTCAATGTCAGTAACATTTACAATATCAACTTTGCCAACCAACAGGAGCGGCGGGGTTTGGCTAATAGGGTACTCATACTTCTGTTCTACCTCACAATATGGAGGCCGATTTTTTTCAAGAACGCCGTGAAACGCTGTGCCAAGCATTGCCACAAAGAAGTCCTCTATATCAACTGAAACGCTGTCATATTTTTCAATCATCAGTCGCCGTACTTTCGGACTGTCAATCAACTGCGTTACACCAATTCTCTCTGGCTTAGGCGGATAGATGTGATGTCCTGCTGCCATTACAAACGCCGGGGGGAATCCTAATCTGTTTGTCAACTTCATTTTGTACCTCTTGCTTTCTGTACTTTCTTCAATACGTAAAATGGATAATCAAGGTCAAATGATGAGCGGGGAAAATTCAGAGTAATTCCACTTCTACTAATACCACTAATCCTACCCGTCCTTCCAACCCTGCAATTCATTTCTTCTACCCAACTGTTAGGCCATCCTCTCTCACGGGATTTAGCTTTTCTTAAAACCTCAACCTTATCCCCTACATTAAATCCGCACAAGGCTTGTTTCTCTAAATACTTTTCTTCTTTAGTTTTCATTTCTGTATTTCCTCTTTTCCTTCAACAATAGATTCAGTTATTTTTGTTTCAATAATTTCTACCACAATAGGTACTTCATTGTCAATATCCAACTGCATACCGGAATAATCACCACCGCTGGGAACAGGGATAAATACCCTGATATTGGCCTTGTACTCTTCAGGAATAATCCCACTTAGTCGCAGGTATTCGTGGATGTTATTGTATCCCAACCGAATTACCTTACGGGTTTTTATTTCTGTTTGAACTTCTACTTTTGCTTTCGTATATCACCACATTAAAATATAATTGCTGCCCCCAGCAGAGTCTCTGCACAGGGGCTAAAATCTTTATCCCGCATCTTTGGTACAGGCGGCGGAATCTGACCTGTTTAGGAGGTATCAATACACTACGTCTGTGTACTCTACAATTTTACCGAGTTCCTTTTTAGGATATACATTATTTTCACCAAGTTTTCGGATAGCTGCATAAGCATAGTCCGCCCGGAACTTCCACATCCCGTTTGCAATGCACAGCCGATGAAATAGGTCATCAACTTCTTTTCTATGGGAGCGGTCTAACTTTCCTGCTCTCATCAGAAGATACAAGGCATCGTGCGGCAGGGAGGCAATTCGCATAGGCTTTGTTTGAAACACTGCACCGCTTGCACCATCCCACTTATAGCCGGGGTATATTTTCAATTCACCGTCATTAAACAGCACAATATGGTCGTCAGCACCCAAAATGAATCCATCAGGATAATTGTTTATTATGCCCGTTGGAAAAATTTCTGTTGTAACAGTCTCAAACTTAAATTTATTTAGTTCAAGATGTTTCATTATCTGATACCTCCGACTATGGGAAACAGTCCATCCATTATCACCTTCATTCCGTTAGGGTCAGGGTCTTTTTGCCACTTCCCGGCAGAGACATAGGCAATGCCCGGCAAAAATAATTCAAGGTCAGTCGCCTTAACCTTATTGAAGGCAGAAGCATAATGGAATATCTTCTTCCCGCTGTCTTTATCGTAAATATCCACGACTACACATCCAGAGACAAACAGCATCAGCAAACACATAATCAAACAACTTTTCATTTTTATACTCCACTTAAATAATTTTACTTATTGTAACATAAACATAAAGTAAAGTCAAGAGAATTATTTAAAATACTCTCCTGCACAGTTTCCAAGTATTCCCCAGTCAAGTTGTGCCTCAATTCCTTTTTCGATATAGCCGCACCAGTCGTCAAATTCCTTTTGATTTTTTGGCTTTCTTCCTGCGGAGGCTACAAACCCATCTTCATTCAGAGTTATGATATACTGGTAGTCTTTAATTTTCATTAGTCCACCTCTTCCCCCGTTATATCTTCAATAAATTTGTCATCGGAGCTATCTGACAAGTATGCGTTTATAAATTCTGCCTCCGATATTTCACCGTTTGTTAGGTCATTTTCTGCATACATTTCTCTGACCTTTTCCTCCGCTTCCTCTTCACTGTTAGCAGACACAACGGCATTGTAGTTTGCAACTATTCCGTGAATAGCTATACTTACTTTCCATCTTTGTTGACTCATTTTATTACCTTTATTAAAATTGGTAGTCTTTTAATTTATCTACAAAAGCTGCCTTAGTTCGTCCACATCCATTACAGGTCAAACAGATAACTGTTGAGTATTCAGAACTCCGTATATGATACCCGTCGAATGCAGAACGCCGACAATTTCGTTTCATTACCCACCAGTTTCTTTGTTCTACTGGCTTCTTCCGCTCTTCACAATGACAACCGAAACCTATGCTCATTTGTGCTTCCTTTGTCTTTGCTTCCAGAGGTGAAAAAACCAGAAGTCATATTGCTTGCCCCGGAATGTTATCCGCAGCACATTGTAATAAATGTTATGCGAAAATATAATTTGATTCGGTATCGGCCTATATACCATCCTAATGCCTGTTATCAATTCCAATTTCATTATTCTATCCCTTATAAAATTTGTGTCTCTGTCAGCCAATTATTGGCAAGTACTGCAAGGTCGTACAAATTCACTTCCCCATCCCCGGTAATGTCGCCTGCTAACATCCGGTCAAACTGTATGGAAACATCTGCTATATTTCCACTGCCTATTAAATAGCTGGCAATGATTATTCTTCCGTAAGTATGATTACCCACTAATGCCGATATACTGCCAGTGTTATAAAAATTATTACAGGTAATCACCGCATTAGCACCGTCAACAAATAACCAGTAATCATTATAGAAATTATTACAGGTTAAAGCCGACTGTATTGTTAAAATCTGCGTATCCACGTACACATCATCAGCAATAAACGGGACGTGTCCACAAAACCAGCTATCCCCGTCATATACATAACCACCTGTATAAGTACAGTTATCACTAAAGCAAAAGCCAGTTAAAACAAATAGCAGCAATACAAACATAAATTTTTTCATAATTTAGTTCCTTAAACCTTATTTGCGTAGTATATCATAATCATATTTGAATGTCAAGAGGAAAATTAAAATTTACTTAGCCTCTTCAAAAACTGCTTCACCGTTTGAGAATGTCGCAATTCTATTCAGCACAGTACAATACTTTGATACAATTTCACGGATACCGGCATAATTTCTGGATAGCCAGCTTTCAGCCAATATGCCAGCCTTGTCATTTTCGTATTTAGTGTTTATGAAAACTGATACAGCACCGCAGCCACAGTATTCACTTATGCTTATCTGAACGTGGTAATTCTCAAGAATAATCATATTCTCACGATAAGGATAATTTGCCCATTTTTTCTTGCATTCTACAAGTGATTTATATTTAGCCAACAATTCAGATTGTAAGTTCACAATCAGGTCATTCCAGTCATAACCATCATTGTCAAATTGTGAACAGTCAAAATAAATTATATTCTTGCCTATTGTTTCTACACTGCGACTCATAAATTTACCTCATTATAAACTTTTTTCTAAAGCCTGTAATCTGTCTTTTTGTTAGAATACCAGCAGACTTTTCAAGTAAAACCTGCATTACTGTCTGATAAGGAAAACTTTCCCACGTCCGATTACAATACACAGCTTTTGCCTTATTCCGCTCTATTCCATTTATCAACAAGGTTGCCAGATGTCTAAATCCGTTTCGGGTATTTTCATACCTGCAAACAACCGTGATTTTACCATAATTAAAACTTGTCATAATTTTATCCTTTTAAATTTATTGCATCATCTTGCCATCGGGCATTATTTTAAGTATCCTTGTAAAGATAACTCCCAAAATTTCCTGAACAGATATAAAATTAGCTTCCATACAATAGCTATAATGCACAGTCTTAGACCTTTTGAATCTATACCAATATACTATCGCTGGCTCTCCAAAATCTTTAGCTTCACTTCTTGCCGTTTCAATAACTTTCATACATTCTATATTCATTTTAAACACCTGATGTTATAACCGCATTAAAATTTACCTATTTTACTGTATCAATCAGTAGTTTGCACCATTTTGTAAATACCATAAGTGGTATCCTCCCTTTTCGCTTCGATTCCACCCTGTGCTGAATGTGTAATCCCCTTGCATAAGACGCACTGCACATCTTTTCTACCTGATGCCTTGTGTATAACCCCTGTTTGCAATCGTCCTTGTTTAACCCTACGTGTTTATCAAGTATAAATAAATCTTGATACCAGTCATCACTGTGGTCTGAAAAAACTACAAATTTTGTTGTATCAAAAATATCGTCATCACTTGCACCGGGACTTGCACTGCCACAGACTATATGTATCTGTGCATTATGATTTTCACATTTACTAAGTTTTCTGATTAAAGTTTTGATAGTCATTTTAAATACTCACATTAAATTATAATTGCGTTGGCCGCCTTTTTGTATAGCACCGGCGGCTTAGTGCATTAGCTATTAAATTACATCATAGCAACAAACGCCCAGAATGTCAAGTATAAAATTATTTTTATTTCAGTCATTTTTATGACTCCAAAGGTATCCTATAAAATGCAATGTTCCCAAAATACCGCCCGATACATACAAACGCCAGCCAACTATTTTACCACCCCTTTTTATGGCTTTTCTGCAATCATAACGGATTTTCCTGTCAAATTGGGTAATCATTCTGCTATCCCCTTATCAAACATACTTAAACTACCTGCCTTAACACCTCTGGCTTTTACCCATATTATAGCTTGATATTCAGCAGGTTTTAATCTGTGCCTTTTTGCATTGCGTTTAATCTTTTTACATATAGTATCATAGGCAGATTTACGCAGTTTCTTATCAATTCTTATCCGTTCATATTTAAAATATAGACAAGTGATTGTATCCACAGTTATGGCATTTAAATTGCCTTTTAAATTCTCTGCGAATGCCTGAACTTTTAAGCCAGCCAGCGGTTTTCTCAACAGTGCCTTTTCGATGTTTGCTCTATGATTAGGCAAAAGACCTTTTACATTTTGGTAGTCTTCAAACAGACAGTATTTCTTATACACCTCTTCAGCCAGTTCTATGTTTATTGCAATCGGCGTTCGTGGTGATGTTGCCGCAATTAAATCAGCAATTAAGTCAGCATCCTTGCCATAATCAGCAATCAGCTTCTCACGTGTCCGCTTATACCAGTCAACAGAGTTCCTGTAATTCTTTAGCGACATTGTTTAAACTCCACAGGCGGCAAGGAATTTTTCTCGGTCAAATGCCGGATTTTTTGTGGCAAGGTAATCACATAACTCATCGGTTAAATCAAAATGTAAAAATATCCTGCCGTCAATGCTCATTCTATTATCATTTATAATAGTCGCAATCTTTTTAAAGTCTTTTTTAGTTAGCATTTTTTAAACTCCGCAATATGAATCTGAAATTGCCCGACATCTACAATCGCATAACCATAGCCGGGTTTAATCTTATCAATAAACTGGCTTATCGTCAATGCCGATTCCCCCGGTTGTCCAAAACCAGAAGAGTCAACAAAAAGTATGTCTGTTTCTTCAAACCCCTTTGGCCGATAGTCCCCAAAATTAGGGATATTTTTTAAATCGCCAATGACCGTTTTTTCCCCAGCAATCCACAGCTTTTTTCGTGCCTGTTTAGCTTTTCTGGTTGCATCATTCATACATCTAATCTCATTTACACCATACATTTTATATCCCCTAAATAAAGTTAGCTTCTGATTTTATCTGCTGTACTAAAACAGACTCTTGATTATTTTGCAGTTTAATTTGATTAGCCAGCCAAAGTATTTCGCTTTTGGCCTTAACTGTTTCAATCTCAAATATAATACAATCTTCTTCCATCCCCTTATAGTGGCCTGTGCCATATAGCACAGTAAATCCGCTGAAAAACTTTGACACAAGGTCAATCGTCCTTTGTGGTTGTCCTGTGGTCTTATTATTTATTTTCTCTGTTATAATTCTGTAAAGCATTATTTAATTCCCCTAAATAGATGATATTTCAATGACCGGCAGCCGGTGATTATCCCGACGTGTAATCCGGATAAGCCAGCGGTCAAATACTACTATTCTGCATTCCCATATTATATGAAAATGATTGCCGCAAACGCCGACAAGTAATCTTTTTTTATTGTTCCAGCTAAAATCAATCATTTTATTTTTCCCATATTTTTTCGAGCATATATGGCTTAATGCCGCTAAATTCGTTTAATTCTATTTCTGTCTTATCAACAAGGCTGAAATAAATCAAGCTATAAAACTTGTTTGCTCTTATTATTCGCATTATACATCTTTTCTGTTTCTCTGTCAAGTCTAAATTATGCTCTATTGCCAGCAATTCATTATGGATTCTAATGCGGACAATGCCTGCGGATAATGCGTCCAATAAATCAGATACACCAGCGGTATAGCATTGGTCTTCGTGTGTTGTTCCATAATATAATGCAGTGAACTGTCCATCAGGATATATAAATCCGCTCTGGCTGTAATCATCAGACAATCCAAGACTTGACTGCATCCGGTTAATGATGTCCAATTTATCAAGTTTTTTTGTCGCTGTTTTCATTTTATCCCTTAACCAGTAAATAACGGGACAGTGTAATAATATCACTACTTTCAAACATATTTATGTCAACATTATGTATCCGCTCGGCGTCATAGCCCATAACATCCAAAATATGATACAGCACTATTCGCCCTGAATAGAACTCCGTTCGGTGGTCTTTCCAGCCTTTGATTGCCGCCTTAATTATTCTAATGTCATCGCTCATTGTCATAACCTTTCGTAATTAAAATTCTGTTGTGTATGCTGTTGTTATATCAATTTCCAGCACATTTAAACGTAATTCAAAAAGATAAACCCATAAACACATATTAAATGTAGCGTAGTTCATTTTGTAAGTCCTTATAAATAAAACACTTATATTTTTCATTCGGGGGCGTTCCCCTGATAATTGCCTATACTTTACTATATAACTGACTATATGTCGTGTATGGCCAGAAGACTACCTCTTGTCAGGTAAAAAACCACCTGCTGCCAAAACTATTTTTCTGGCTGTATGTCCCTTAGAGCATTCTCTTAATTACGCCCCGCCGCTTTCGATTGTCAAATAGCATACTACTGCATAAACTATACACTATCTGCGGACAAAGTCAAGTAAAATAATGGGATTCGCTGCGAAATTAAGAAGATGTGCAACACTGCTGCTATGTTAGTTATGTATATAACATCACATTGCAGCGAGTGTACTATGTCTATATGTAGTGTAATGCCTCTGTGTGTAGTTATGGGACGCCTGCGGGGTGAAGCAGTTATGGGACTGCATAGGATACAAGCCCGATAACATAGGGGGGTGGTAGCCGTCAATGGATAAGGATGTATGGAGGGTTCTACCCACCGACACTTTTTATGTGATTTTGAAAATTCTTAAATAGAAGGGGATGCCGAATGTCGGCTTTGTCGATGTGATGAATGAGAACTGCTACAATCAAATTTAAGACCCGAACGGCTGGAAGGCTGATTATGTACCCTCCAGCCGGAATAATTAAACCTTGACCCCAAAAGTGCCTATTGCCGGGGCTAATTCAATGATGGTTCAATCGTCATAGTCTTGTACGCAATAACGCTGTCTTCATTGCACATCGCATATTGAGTATCACCTATGTCTATTTTAGCCAAACTGCAAGCGTTGATATACACGATGTCTCCTACACGAACTGAGCAAGGTATTCTGTTTCCGTCAGGGCCAACCTTGCCCGGCCCGGTCAACTGCACGATACATTCCCGCAAAGCTAAGGCCGGTATGGTATCCTTGGCACTCTCCGGGAGGACGAGACCACCTTTGGTCTTATTGCTGGTAGATACTTCTTTTACTATAATTCTGTCAAATAAAATATTTAAACCTGATAAACTGTCCATATATCTCCTCTCTATTTTGCTGTTTTAATTCGCTCAGCTATTTCCAACGCCAAGCCCAACTGTTTATTTTTTACCGCTGCTTTGTATAACTCCTCAAGACGATTGAGGTACGCAACAGCCTTTGTATTTTCTCCTGTTTCAGTAACAGTAACTACGAATGTTCCCATATTTATTTCCCTTTATATTTAGACAAACAACATTTCTTGAACTTAACCGGCTTACCATCCGGCTTAGTCTTTCCACAAATACACGGATTGTTTCTGCCGACTTGATGGCAGAGGTTCTTAGTCAGGGGACGAACTTTTGCTGCTCTTTTGTGGCACAGATGAAATACAGTTCCCAGACAACTCAATAAAAATTTTATGCTTAACATTACACTACCCTTTCAAAATCTTCTCTTGCTTTCTTTATCATTCCTTCTAATTTTTCGAGACACGCCCCCACCGCATCCTTCATAATGTTATCCACACCATTCCCAATAATAAATTCAACATCACTAATAGTAGCTGACGCTTCTAAAGTATATAAGTATTGGGTGCTACGAGTATCCTTATGATACATCTTCCCCATAGGGTATTTAAGCAGAAACTCGTCTAATGTTATTTTATCAGTCATCCAGTATCTCCTTAAAAATAAAGTTTATTCCACCCCTGTCATTGGGATACCTCTCAGCGAGAACCGCTCTGAATGATTCTACCAGTTCATTCCAAACCATAAGTTTATCTATGGTGCATCCTACATCGGGCTTATTGTGAAGTAAAGTACACAGCAAGTCCTTAATATCTATTGTTATTTTTGTATTCGCTATCATATCTGTCTGCTCCTTTTTTTACTTCCTCACCTATGAGGAATATCAAATCTTTCTTTATTCTATTAAGTATGCCTCTCTTTTTCCACAGTACAACTACGATTTGCCGAGATGTTTTACTTAGGGGGTATTCAATCAAAACGTCGATTGAAAAAGCCTTGTCATCTGGTGAAGAGAAAATAACCCAATCATAGTCAATGCAGTGCGTTTCAAAGAAGTCCTCAATCTCAGAAATCATCTTTTCCATATTAGCTCTAAATTTCACGTTGCACCTCTATTTCTAAATACGCCTCTTAACCAAATTACAAAGTCAATTACATTGAGTGGCATTAACATATACTGTTTTGAATGGTAGAATATTATCATCCACAAAAATTGAGCGAATAATGCTACGCTGCATCCAAATAGCCTCTTCTTTCTTTTTGAAGAGGTAATACAATATCTAATGACCACTTCAACGCATATTGTAAAAATATAAAATACATTCCACCACATAATTAACCTGCATAACTTTCACAAATTTTAATGTCCACCAAAAATGGAACAGCTAAGTTTATTACTGATTCCATTACTTTCTTCTTTGCTACAAGAACATCTTGAGCAAATTCTTTTTTGCATTCAGTGATGCAGTCATCGTGGACAGTAAGTACAAGCTTTGCATCCCACTGTTGGTTTTCCAAATACAACTTTCTCAAAGCTGCCAATGTTAATCGCAGAAGGTCAGCACAGAATCCCTGAATAAGAAAGTTAAAACCTTGGCGAATAGCTCCATTATCAATTTCATAGAATCTTCTTCTGCGGCCAAAGTAGTTTTTAACATAGTGGTTTCTGAAAAGTTCCTGCCTGCATCTCTTCAACGATTCCTTTACTTCTGGATATGTTTTAAAGAAACCTTCTAACCAAGACTGTGCAGTAGCTTCGTCAACCCCGTTATTTTTAGCGATTCCGTATGCGGTTGAACCATATACGATGGGAAAGTTGATTCCATTTTTTCCAATGTGTCTTTCTTCTTTATATTTCTTTTTAGTTTCACCATAAAATTCACTCGTCTTGATGATGTACTCATCTGGAATGTTAAGCCCAAGACAACTGTTGGCTGTGAACAAATGGAGGTCTTTGTTTTCATTGAATGCTCCTATTAAATTTTTATCTCCTGTAAGATTGGCAAGTTGTCTTAATTCCTGACTATCATAATCTGCTATTACAAAAGTATAGCCATCTTTTGCTACAAATAATTCTCTGATATTTACCAAATCTTCCTTAGATAACTCTCTTGGTATATTCTGCAAGTTAGGTTCACTTGAACTCAAACGACCCGTACGAGCAACACAGTCATTGAGAGAGGTACGGATTCTTCCGTCCTTACAAATATGCCCCCACATTGGAGTAATAAATGTATTGAGTAGTTTGTCAGCTTTTCTAAACTTTAAAAGATACTCGATGAACTCACATTTATCTTTGTATTGCTCAAGAACATCTGAGGCTGTTGATGGTTGCCCATTAGGATAAGTTTTACTTGGTTCTGTTCTGGGCAGTTTAATTTTATATCTTTTCTCAATTATCTCAGATACTTGTGCATCACTGTTTAAATTCATCGGGCAAGATACTGTTGTAAAACCAAACAGGTCTTTTTCCTCAAGCATCTTTAGGCCAAGAGATTCAATGGCCTTAACCTGAAACTGATTCATCTTGGTAGTTACTATGTTCTCAAAATCTTCTAATTTCTTTACATCAATCTTTATGCCGTTATCATACATATCCAACAATACTCGTTGAAATGGCATCTCAACTTCTCGGAATAGATTTGACAATCCCTGTTTCTCCAGCAGAGGTTTTTCCAACTCATACAGTTTAAACGTCCAGATACAATCGTTAATTGCATAGTTTAAAAATCTTTCAGAGTCCAGTCCAAATTTAATGGCATCTTTATACTCAAGGATTTTTTCCTTGGGAACTTTCAACACTCTGGCTGCTAACTTCTTTAAAGAACATCCAGCGTTCTCATTCAATAGGTGTGCTGCTACTTGTGTATCAAAAATTTCCTTGGAAAAGTCTATTTGATAATTTCTCAATACTCTCAAATCAAATGGGGCATTGTGCATTATCAGAGTGCACACCCTTAGCATTAAAGTTCTCAGAGCATTTAACAATAAATCAAATTCAGGGTTATTATTTAGATTTACATACAGTGCCGCATCGGTGGTGCATAGAGAATATCCCAATATCTTACAGTCATACTCAAGACCCGTAGTCTCTGTGTCTAAGGATACAGTAGCGTTCAAAGGAATGTGAACATTCATCCACTCTTGAACTGCACAGTAAGTATTTAAAAATGATTTATTAACTTGCACAAGTATTCCTATCATCAAAATAGTGAAATGTTAATCCTTCATCCTGAAGTTCCTCAAGGGTGTATTTTATAGGTTTAAAACATTCATTACACTCACCACTCAAAATATCCTCAGATGCAACCCTAATTGGTTGGCCACATCCAGTACAGAAGGCTCTAAAAAATTTAGAGTTGGGCACTCTATCCCCAGCCCTTGTGCCGTCCTCTGCTACCCACTCACCTTTGCTATCTTTTATGACCTTCATTCTTATCCCTTCTGAGGTAATCCTCAACTTGATGGGTATTGTATCATAAATCGTCTTCTGAGTCAAGAGAAAAATAAATTTAATTTTTATTTCAAAATCTATTGACAAATGACATATTTGGGGTTATACTTCGTATTGAGACAATGCAGCAATATCTTTTTAAGGTGATTTATGGCAGAAATTACAAGAAATTGGGACAAAACAGATGAGGACGCTGCTCGTGAAGGTGAAGCATTGCGTAAAATTCGCTCATATTCACCTACGAGACCAAACACACCTGTATTTTGCAATATACCTAAGTGTATATTTAGTCTTGACTTATGTCATTCAATCGAAAATCTTACCCCACAGGAATATAGAAAAGCATTCCGCAACGGGGATTTACAATCTCTTTAAATTTTTTCTGAGGCAACTCCCTGTAAACTGTTCTTACGGTTCATATAGGGGGTTGCACCTCTGAAAGTTATAGTTTTTTAAAAAAATAATACGGAGCGGTGAGCCGAGAATAAGCCCAGCCGAATAAAATGGGGGACAAGCGATAAGGCTATTTGCTAAAAAGTCGTACCGAGGTGATTGTGAAAAGGATTACTTACATCCACAATCTGACTTTGGGAAATACTGAGATAACCATTTCCCTCCCAAAAGCCATTATCATCCCAAGGATTGGGGTATCTGTGTGATTAAATCCGGGTCATTTGAGATAATTATTACATCTCAGTATAAACTCGGTTTGGTTTTTTTGTTAGATAAAGATTTAACGAGTCTTTTATCTTGTTAAGTAATTACTTAATAAGTTGATTTTTAAGTTGAAAATTAGTGTTAGTTTTGTAATTAACTAACAACCAGTATAAGTTTAGTAATCACATAACATATCGAGAATGTCGTTATGCCAGAATGGGAAGAAAAAACTAAGAAACGCAAGAACAAAGTGCGTAAGGATGCAAAATACGACAAGGTGAAAGTAGTTCCCATTGTTCGTTCTCTTGTTGGCCTTGGTTTTACAGAAACAGAAATTGGTATTGTTCTCGGAGTGGCTGAGAGTACACTTCACAGTTGGAAGCAAAGGTATCCACAGTTATTTGAGGCTAACACTGAAGGTAAGCAAATAATGAAGGGCATTCTTTGTGCTGAGATGTTTAGGGCGGCTACTGGATACGACTATGAAGAGGAGGATACAACGCTCAGAGACATTGTTGAGACGGATGAAGATGGAAACCCAACTGGAAAAGTAACCCAAGTAAAGGTAAAAACAGTTGTTCATAAAAAACATCAACCGGGAAACACTCACTTACAGGAGTTTTTGGCAAATAATTTGATGAAGGATACTTTTCCCAGAAATCCAACTCAGGTAACAGAAAATATAGTTACCTTGATAGGTTCAGTTGAACCTGACAGAGTAAGACAATTTGCTGGAAGACTGATGGACTTGATTGATTCTCCTCGAAAGCAGGTTGAATCTAAAGAATTACCAGTCGAAATAAAAAATACACCGGAAGTTAAATCTGAAGAGATGTCAGTCGATGAATTTGGAAACCCTACAAAAAAAGATTCCTAAGGAAATAGGAAGCAATCTTGAGTTCCGAATGAAACTGCACGATTTTCTTTCTAAAGATAAAGGGGCACAGAAGGAGTATGTTTCTCTGTGTTTAAGTAATCCAGTGATAGCTTATGATACGCTGTTCTGGACGTTGGACGGAAGACGTTCCCCCGGAATGCGAAACCTTCCTTTTATTCTTAGACCCCAACAAGAGGTAGTAGTAAATACCCTTAAGAGGGGAATGGACACTGGTGAAGACGTTGGTGTTAATAAAAGCAAAGAAGAAGGTGCTACGGAATTGGCAACCAAGTTCCTTTCTCTCCTGACTTTATTCGTACCAGAGAGTAACTTCTTGATTGGCTCAAGAACTGAAGACTTAGTTGATAAGACTGGTGAGCCAAGCACACTGTTTGCCAAGATTGATAGTGTGTTTGACAAATTACCAATGTGGTTATCTTCTAAACTACATTTAGAGAGAACTTTTAAGCATTTAAAAAACTTAGATATAGCATCCACCATTGACGGAGAAGCGACAAGTGAAAACTTCGGGGTTGGAAAAAGAGCCACCGGAGTAATGCTGGATGAGTTTGGTTTGATTGATAAAAGAATAGCTGACGAAATAGCTGACAAGATTGGTGATGTTAGTAATTGTGTAATATATAACTCAACCCATTGGTTTGGCACAGGACATACTTTTTATAAGATATTACAGCGTAAAAATATTTTAAAGGTATCTCTTCCTTGGTATTTAAACCCTGAGAAGATTCACGGACTGTATAGAACACCTGAAGAGGGTGTCATAGAATTGGTGGATGTTGAATATTATAAGTTAAATCATCCAAATTTATTTCAGTATATTCAAGAGAATGCAAATGGGAATAATATTTAAAACAGAAAAACTCCCAGAGGCACTCAGGAAACTTTTTATTGCTGATGGAAATAAACGTTATCCCGGCAAAGAAAGAAGTCCTTGGTTTGATAAGGAAGAAGAGGACAGGTCTTACAGGGACGTGAGTCAAAATATTTGGATGAATCCGAGTGGTGCAGCCAATCAGTTTTTTGACCCCGTGACTATTGAGAGAATAAGAGCCACAACAATAAGACCTCCAAAATATTCTGGCACTTTGAAATTTGATTATGATAACTCACCAACTAATTTTGGTAAAAAAATTCTGAATGTTGTTTTTGTAAATAATTCCAGAGGGATTTTAAAGTGGTGGGGAGAACTTGAGGAAATAAAAAATGTTCTCAGACCTAATCAGCTTAATAATTATATCATTGGATGTGATATTTCTTTTGGCACTGGTGCTTCAAATTCAACTGCGATGATAACCAACAGAAATACGGGGGAGTTAATTGGTGAACTGGTTACACCAGATATGAGAGTGGATGAGTTTGCCGACGTAGTATCAGCCCTTTATTTCTGGCTTGGTGGTGCAAACGACCCATTTGTTATTTGGGAGAGAACTGGTGGGCACGGCATAAACTTTGGCCGCAGGATAATGGAAAACGGTGTAACAAATGTTTATACCAAAACAACTGAAACTGGAAAGATGCGTAAACGGCAACAGGTGTACGGTTGGGATAACACCGGTGGCCCAAATGGAACTAAGGGAGATTTACTTGAAAGATTAGAAATAGCTTTAAAAGAAGGTCTGAAAGAAAAACGAAGTAGGACTTTTTTAATAATTCATTCGGAAGAAGTTACAAATGAAATGGATGGATATATTTTTTATTCTTCTGGAGAGTTAGATTCAAGTGAAAGCATAGACCAATCATCAGGTGCGAGAAAAAGACACGGTGATAGGATTATAGGAGTGGGTTTATGTGTTCTTGGTATGCTCGACCAACCAGTAGCAGAAGAAACATTGTCAAAAGACCCTCCATACGGTTCTCTTGCTTGGAGAATGTTGCAGGCCAAAATAGAAGACGATAGACGTAGTTCAGGTAGATGGGATGACCCACCAGATTTAGAAACAAGGTGGAAATAAAGTTGGGAAAATAATATGGGTAATGAACTAACAGATAATTCAGTAGCCAGTACATTAGTTGGAACAATACACGACAGCATCACAAGATGTGAGAGAGTGTGTGAAGCTCCACTGATGAAGCGTAAAGAGATTCTTGAGGAATACGCTAACGGTTGGTATGGAAGTGCAAAGAATGAGAATTATAGATGCCCAATCAATATGATTTCAAGGGCTATAAATATTCTTCTGCCATTGTTAGTAAATAAAGACCCCAAGGCAATGACATCAGCAAGAGTTGCTCAGTTGATGCCTTATGCAGATACACTTCGCTTAACAATAAATCATCTTATAAAGAAGATTAAATTAGGACAGACACTTCGCATAGGGACATTGGATGCCTTATCTTATATGGGAATTTTTAAAACTGGCATTGCCCCCGGTGGAGATGGCATAAAGGATGCTTTTGGAACAACACACGATTCTGGACAGATTTTTTGTGATGTAGTTTATCCAGAAGATTACTTCTTTGATACAACAGCGAGGCGAAAAGAGGAATGCGATTTTGAGGGTAACTGGTTTTATGTTCCAGTTGATTATGTTCTTAACAGCGGACTATATAAAAACTATGATAAAGTACACGAAGCCCAAGTAGCTTGGGAAAAATCCTCCCCAAAAGAAATATCTGATGGGGCAGGTAATGGATTTTTAAATACATTTAAACCATACGTTAGACTTGGAGAGGTGTATATACCGTCTGAGAATATCCTAATAACAATTCCTGAGAAGGGAAAAGGAGATAAGCCATTACGAATAGTTGATTTTAATGGCCCAACGGATGGCCCATTTGACATTATGAGTTTTTCCACTTTCCCTGAAAGTATTGTACCAATTCCCCCACTTTATGAGGGACTTGATTTACATTACTACATAAATATTATGGCAAGGAAGATGGCAAGAGAGGCTGAAGCAGCCAAGACTGTATTTCCCTATGAGGGCAATGCGGCTGGTGATGTTGCAAATATAATATCTGCGAAACATTTGCAGACCATAAAAGTAAATAACATAAATGCCTTCACCACATTAAAACTTGGAGAAATTGACCCATCGCAGTATCAGTGGATTGCTTTCTTAAAGGGATTGTGGGGAGAAGCACCAGTTAATATGCCAGTAGTTGGTGGGATGAAATCAAGTGCCCCAACTTTAGGTCAAGAACAAATGTTAATGACCAATGCTTCTGCAAACCTTGACGATATGATTCAAGCTGCTCATAACTGCACAAAGAGCATTTTGCACAAGATGGCGTATTATATTTTTACAGACCCTCTTATGGACATAACAGTTTCTAAGAGAATACAAGGTCTGGGAGAAATTCCTGTAAAGGTAACTGCTGACACGAGAGAGGGAGATTTTTGGGATTACAATTTTGAAGTCGTTCCTTATTCTCTGGCTCGTCAGAATCCTCAGATGAGGATGCAGAAGTTATTGCAGGTAGTAACAGGATTGATTTTACCAACTATGGCCATTGCTCAACAGCAGGGTGTTATGCTCGATGTTCCAAGATTGGTTAAGGAAGTTACGAGAGATATGGACATAACTGATGGTGAGATTGATTTGATTTATCAAAACATTGTTACTTTGAATAATGACCTTGGGCCTTATCAACCACTTAAAGGAGAAGTTTCTATGGGTGGTGTTGGAGACCGTTTGGGTGCATCTCCTGCGAGCAGACAAGATAATTTGAATCAACAGCAGAATCGTGCTGGCGGCCAACCAAGTCCAGCAAATACACCGGCTGGAAAAGAAGTGAGGGAGTAATGCCGTTTAAATCAGATAAACAAAGACGATATATGTATTCTCAACTTCCTGAAATAGCTAAAAGATGGAGTGAGGAAGAGAGAAAAGGTAAGATGACTAAAGCCATTAAAAAACACGTTAAAGGAAAGTAAGTATGTCAACTAAAATTGATTTGAAAATAAATCCAAATAAGAGTGGAAAAGATTCTTGCTGCCCAAGCTCTAAACCATACTACCCATCATTTTATGTGGATAAGGAATTACCGTTTGATGGAGAAGATGTTGGCAAAACTATAATTGCAAAAGTTAAACTCAAATTGACATCTTACTCTGAACGAAATGATGTGAAAAAACAGTCTTGCAGTTATAATTTCGATGTGATGGGTATGGAAGTTATATCTGATGCGGCGGATGCAGTAAAAGAAGTTTTGGATAGGAAATAAACAATGGCAGAGTCACCAGAAGTAAAATATTATAGAGAACGGAAACTAAAAGAAGAGGAAGACAAAAAAAATCGTTCTAAGATGGCACAAGCTGTTAGAACAAAACTTTTAGAACAAGAAAAGTCCCGCAGTTTGTGGCAGAAAACTAAAGATTATTTTTCTGGAAAATTGCTTGAATCTGAAAAGGCACATCCGGGAGAAGGTAAAAAATTGGCTTCAACTGATAAAGCTAAATCTAAAGCTGTGAATAGAACTTCACAGATAACTGAGCAACTTAAAAAATCAGGTTTATCAGAAGAACAAATTAAAAAATTAAAGGGGAATAGGTAATGGCTGCTGCATATAATGTAACGGTAAATCTTTCAATAAGTGGTCTTGGTAAGGGAACTGAAAAGAAAAATACTTTTCAGGGAGATACTGCACCAGAAGTAACCTGTGGTACGGAACAGCAAATGCAAGAAACTGCGGACGTAGCGGAAGCCCTTAATATTGGTGCTGTGGATACCATTCTTGGAGTGTGGATATATGCAATAGATAATGATATAGCCGTTGACACTTCCTATGTATCCTCATTTAATACCGAGTTAGTTATACCGGAGGGTGAAGCCCATTATTTCAAACCCGGTGGTACGGTTTATATCAAAAACAATGTGGCATTAGAAAAGGTAACTTTTGAATACTTGGTTTTGGGAACACAATCATAGGAGGTTAAAATGTATCATTGTCGGAAATGCAATAATGAATTTGAGGCAGAATGGGAGGAAATGGATTTCGACTTTGATAAAGATGGAAAATTATATTACATTAAAAAATGTGATAAGTGTGGAGGTGATATAATTGCGGGTTATGCCCCGGATGTTTTTGGTGGAGTTAATGTTTGTGCCGACGGGGACTTTCATCCATATTTTTCTCCTGACTTGGGAATTTATGTTGATAGTCCAAAAACTTTAAATGACCACCTTAGAAAAAAGGGTATGGTAAATTTACGAGAATCCAAGGAGTATAGGGAAAATGAAGCAAGGATGCACGAAAAAGCAATGCAGTTTCCAAGTATAAGGAATGTAATGTGAAAACAAAATCAAAAAAACATTTCTCCTACGTCATAGTAACATTAGTGTTGGTTGCATTATTGGGTATTTTCTTAGCCACATATACCACACGTAATGTTGAAGTTGCCAAGAATTACAATGTTCTCATTGAGGGAATGGTTGAAGAAAATGGTGAGTTGCTAACTTACTGGATGGGCAGTGGAGTAATTATAAGTAAAGACGGTAATATTGTAACAGCAAAGCATTGTGTGAACGGTGCAACCAAGTTAAAAGTTACTCTTCAAGACGGTTCGTATTACTATGTTACTGATTACTTCAAAGATAGGGATGCAGATATTGCAATAATTGATATTCCCGGAAATAATTATAAGTATGCCAATATTGGTGATTCAGACGCAATAAAAAAGGGGGATAAACTTTTTAACGTAGGAAATGCCGAGGGTATTTGGGAAAATAGTGTGTTCTCTGGGGTGGTATATAAAAATCATTTTGCACGATATATTTTTCCCAACACTGAATTTATACTACTGAAGATGAAGATATTTGGTGGTTGCTCTGGTGGCGGTTTATATCAGGGTAATACATTATATGGAATAGTTGTGATGGGAAATGGTGTTGATGTTACTTTGGCAGTACCATCAAATGCAGTATCAAATTTATATAGGAGATACTTAACCGCAATGGATTTTAAAATTATAGCGGAATATTTTTTAAGTAATTAAGAGATGGAACTCCAAAAGAGTAACCTACCTCCTCTTAAAATGGAAGTGTTTTTCATAAGAGAGGAGAAGCATATAATTGGAGAAGTAAAATGGCTGACGAAGCAAAAGAAGTTGTTAATGATGATGTGAAACAAGAAGTAGCAGAAGAAGTTATTGAGGACACTCAACTATCAAGTGATGAAGCTATCATAGATAGAGAGAAAGAAGTAGCAGCTATTGATGCTATTGTAAATCCTACTACTGCTGAAGAAACGAAAGAGGAAAAAGCAGAAGAAAAAGTCGTTGAAGATAAAGAGGAGAAATCTGAAACAACAGCTAAAGTTGAGGAGAAATCTGATACTACTGGCAAGATTGCTGAAGATATTTCAAAACTTAATCTACCATCTCGGCTTTTACAGGCTGCTAAACGAAATCATCTTACTGACCAAGACGTTTTGGATTTAGGTGATAATGCAGAGAAGGTTTTAACCAGATTCGCAGAAAGTTCTGACAGAGTATCAGCGGAACTTGGTGAACTTGGCAGAAAACTCAAAGAAAAAACTGCACTCATTGCCCCGAAGCAGGAAGTTAAACCAACTACCCTGAAAGTCGAAGTGAAAGATGATGATTTAGATGAAGTTAAGGAATTAAAGAATGTTGTTAATTCCCTGACTACTCAGCTTTCAAATTTAACAAAACAGGTTGTTACCAAGAATGATGAATCTACCTTTACTGCTATGAAAGAGCGGGATAAGAAGATTGACACATTTTTTGATAAAAAATCTGCCGAATTTGTTGAGTTTGGAGACAGCAAAGAATTGTCCGATGTCGCCCTAACAATACGACAAAAGATTTGGGAATCAGCAGATAATATTCTGATTGGGGCACAAGTTAGTGGACAAAAGATTTCTGTTGAGGAGGCTCTTGATGCTGCAATGAGTCTTTATGAAAATAAGAATCCTCAGAAGAAGAAAGTTACCCGTGAGCAAGTGCTTAACGAGGTAGAAAAAAGAGAAAAAGGTTTAATCCAGAGACCTTCATCTAAAAAGGACTCAAAGGTAGTGGTAAAAGACCAACGAAAAGAGTTGGTTAAAGCTGTTGCCAAGGCCTTGAATAGAGGAGAGGTTGGCTGGTAAATTAAAGGAAAAATAAAATGCCTACTGCGTATGTACCGGAGTCAAGCATTCTCGATTTGGTTAATGCTACGATTCCATTTAGAAAAAGACTCGAATGGGGTTCTCCTGCGGAACATCAGGATTTCCCGATTCTTAATCGTGCCCTTGCAAAAGGGATGAAGGCTACTGGCGGAACAAAGGTGGAATTTAGAACTGCCTTGAAGAAATCCACAAAGGGTGGTTTCACTGGCCTGTATGCTACAAGAGAATACAATCACGAAGATTATCTGGTAACTGGTGAATCTCCTTGGGCTCATCTTTATACATATTGGATGTATGATGGCCACGAGACCGCTATGAACCGTGACCCAGAACGTATCGTGGATATTCTGGAAGTTGGTCGCCACGAAACAATGACCAAAATGGCCGGTATCTTTGAGGAAGCCTGCTGGCAGACTATTATTGGTGAAGCAACTGAATTTGGAAGCCTTCGTGGTATTCCTTACTGGATTTCCAAGGCTGGCACTACTTCACTTGACAGAAGTGAAAATGTTCTGACTACTGTTGGTAACATTAACCCAACTACTTATCCCCTCTGGGCTAATTATGTTGGTACTCACACTTCACCTGTTGCCAACTTGGTTGCAGGAACTATTGCGGATACAATAGAGGCAGACTCATTGTCCCTGTTGAATGCAATGAACCTTGCTCAGATTAAGACAAAGTTCAAAGCACCACAGAATATTGCTCACATAGTGGACAAGAACCCGCTGGGTAATTACAAGATTTATGTCAACACTGCCTTCTCGGTAGCTTGGGGCATAATTCTCCGTCATTACAACCTCGGCAATAACTTCGGCTTTGACCTTGCGAAGTTCAATGGTCAACACGCTTTCAATGGTATTCCAATGGAAACTGTTGAATATCTTGACCTTGTTGCTGATGGTGGGTTTGGTGTCGAGAATATACAGGGTAAGTATCCTGCATACTTTGTCAACTCTAACGAACTTGAGACAGTTGTTCTCAGAGGTTACGAGTTTAAGGAATCTGCTCCGCAGTTGATGCAGGGCAATCCTAACGTAGCTGTAACGAATGTAGATTTTAGCGTTCAGCTTGTTTGTAAGAATAGAAAATCTCAGGCTCTTGTGTATGGTACTGCATAATAGCAGAGAAAGGAAATTACAATGGGTTTAAATTTTAATTATGATGCAAATGATTATAGCACCAATGCAGATGACAAAATAAAGGTTTCTCGTCAGGAATGTACTACGGGAGATTTTTATGGTCTGTTGGTTGATGTTGGAGATGCCTTCAGGGGTGCAGGAGCTACTGGCCCTCGAAGTTATGGCGTTGGTATCCTTGGTGATAAGACTGAGGGTATCCTCATTACCGCAGGTTGTGATGATGCTCTGTTGCGTATTTCTGGCAGCAACTATGTTGCTAATGCCGAGATATTTTACTTCAGAGGATTGAATGCCAATGTAAGTAACCGTTCCGGTGGTATTGTTGGTGGCCTCGAAAATTTAATCAGTGTATCAGCTAAAGTTGGCAGCGTACAGTCAAGCGTAAAAGGTTTGAATGTTGATGCTCAGGACTTAGCTGCTGATACTGGTGATGAGTTTGGTGGCCTTGATGTATCTTGCAACCGTGAAGGTGGAGTAAATACCAAGGAGTATGCTTTGAAGTTGCGTACTCGTGGTACAATCAACACAGCTTTGAAAACAGCTATCTTGATTGAAAAGGGAACTGATTTGGGTTTCCTGAAGTTACTCGAAGTTGATGCAGCGGCTTCTATTGGTGCTTATGCCTCAACTGGTGATGCTCCCGCTCTTGCAACAGGTGATATTATGATTCCTGTCAAGATTGGTGCAACCACCTATTACATCCCTGCCTTACAGGATGCTGGTGTTTAATTGAAGCAATGAGGGAAAAAGGACTTTCTCTAAATGCGTGGGAATGGGGATGACAGGGAGTTGTCCCCATACCACTTTTTTAAAGAGAGGTTTATATGAATCCCATAAGTCTTGAAGATGCAATTAAAAACGTATATCAAGTTATATCTCAGTTTAGAGGCACAGTGGGTGGTCAAACACTCAATGCTATTGAGATGATTGCCGTTATGCAATCGCATAAAATAATGGTGGATGAATTAGCCAAGAGGCAATTAGCAATAGATAATATTATAGCTGAACAAACTGGAAGTAAAAAGGAATAAGCAATGTCTGAAAGTACCCTGAATAAATCTTTTTCGGAATTATACAAAGATGTCCTTGAATATCAAGGTGCTGGCAGAGATAGTACAGATGCCGCTAAAATAGCAAAAGCTAAGAGGCGTGTTAATGACGCTTATCGTAAATTTCTGGCTCTTGATTGGGGATTCCTAATCAAACAGGCAACACTAAAGGTAGATGCTGAAAAAGATACCTATGAACTGCCAGATGATTACGCAGTAATAAAAACCCCATTCAAATGTTTTCCAAACACATCATTTGTAAATCCCACAGAGGAAACTATTTCTCGAATATGGGAATATCAAATGTATTATCCACAGAACGGCGTACCCATACACTACACATTTAGTAATTCTTATGATGTGAAGGTGGGGGTAAGATGTAATGTTATTTTTTATCCTGTGCCGTCTCAGACCATTGAGTATAAATATGAATATAAAATATTTACTAACATTCTCACAGAGGATACAGATATACCCTGTTGTCCAGCTAATATATCTCACGTATTAGCAGAATTTTGCCTTACTGAAGTAGAGATGTTTGATGAAGACGGTGAGAAAACTACTCACACCAACAATCTATACAATGTTCTTCTTCCTCAAGCAATTAGAGAGAATGCAATACGAAAACCAAATACTGTTGGAACTTTTGGCCCACAGTTTGGTTCAACTATAAATGGAAATGTCGGCATAGTAAATGGCATACGGTTTAAATATTAAGGTAGAATAAAATGGTTGAGGAATTAGTAAAAGAATTATTTTTTCCATTTTCAGGTTATGCCGTAAATGTTGCTTATAAAAATCAACAAATAGCAACATCACCTTTGTTACTTAATGTGAGACTCAGGGATGTTTCAGAGAATATGGTAAGAGGCGGTCAGAGACCCGGAATGGATAAAGCATTTGCAGAGCAGATTGGAAATAATCAACCAGTTTTAAAAATGGTAACCATCAACACTACTTATATTAGCCCAATAGCTTAAAGGAAAATAAAATGTCATTATCAAATTATGAAGAAGCAAGACTTTTGGATTTACTGGTAGGAAAAACTGCCCACGCATTGGAAACAATATATGTGGGATTAAGTACGGCTGACCCACTTGACGATGCCAGTGGATTGGCTGAACCAGTCGGCAATGGTTATGCCAGAGTAGCCACAACAGGAGCTACTTGGGAAGCAGCCGTAGCAGGTGCAATACAAAATGCTTCAGCAATAACTTTTGCAGAAGCATCAGGAGATTGGGGAACATTAACGCACTTTGCTTTATTTGATGCTTTGAGTGGTGGAAATATGATTGCGTCAGGTGCATTAGACACCGGAACAGCAATAACTAACGGACAGATTTTTAGGTTTGCAGCGGGTGCTTTGGATATTACACTCGATTAGGGTAAGTTATGGCCTTAAAAGACTATTACAATACAGGTGGTGATGATGCTGTTGCCAATTATGGTTCAAATTGGCAAGCTCAAACATTCACTCCAAGTGAAACTTACACCATTGCCAGCGTAAAACTTCTTTTATACAGAGTGCTAAATCCGGGAACAGTAACCGTAAGTATAAGAGCAACCTCTGGGGGAAAACCCACAGGGGAGGATATTATAGTTGGTACAACCGATGGTGATACTCTTGCAACAGGTTCTCCATATACTTGGAGAGAAATAACTTTTTCATCTACAACATCCCTTACAAGTGGAACAATGTATGCCATAGTGGTGAGGGCTTTATCAGGTAATTCCAGCAATAATCTGAGATGGAGATATGATGGCACTGCTCCGTCCTATGCTGGTGGAACTTTTTGCAACTCTGGAAATAGTGGTTCAACTTGGAATGCCATATCCTCAGTTGATTTTTTATTCGAGACTTACTCAGAATCTTCATCTTATGTGGATGCTACTGGTAATTTTAGTATAACTTCTGGCTTTGATGGAGTAGCTACTGTATTAAATATAATACAGGCAACAGGTACGTTCAGCATATCTTCTTCATTTTCTGGTGTGGGGAGTTTTACTACATTTAAGGATAAAACTGGAACAATAGCTATTACAAGCTATCTATTAGGAAGATTATCAGTACAATCATTCTTTGAGTGGGCTACTTCTCGTCCTCCAATTTACGATGGAACAAAGGTATTCGATGAAACGAGTATGTCTTGGATTGACAATGATGGTAGGGGTGGTGGAAGATTTAGAGAGGCAGTCGTAGTAATAGGTCAACAGGCAGACGGGGTAAGTAAGATTTTATTTCAGGAATTGTAATGGCAACCATTAACTCAGTGTCAGTTTATTTATCCCGCTTAAATAGCCATTACCTTGGTTGGACATTATATTGCAGATTATATTTGTCTTCCAGCTATACAACTAATCCAACAGTTGGTACAGCAATAGGAAATTCAAGTATATGGGCTGATGATATTCCTGTTGCGGGAGGTTGGGTAACATTTACCTTCGCAACACCAGTTCCGATAACTGGAAATTCATTTTATACCATTAGACTGTGGGGAATGGGTGTTAGCGACTATGATGCAACTCATCTGAGATGGCACGGAGCAAGTGATTTCATAGATGCCACAACAGGTTTGCCATACAATGGAAAAGAGAGAGCTTGGAATTGGGACAGTACTTACTCAGCTTGGATAGCTGGTAATACAAGGGCATTTATTATAACAACAACAGGTTGTGTTAATAATGAAGCCTCCGCTGTAACTGAGACAGTGTATGATTTTAGCCATAGTGATTTATATTATTCTACTCACGGGCAGGGCGTAAAAGCCTACATTGCGGTAGATGAATCTACAATAGTTGATGGAGAAGGAACTATTGCAATAACCAGTACTCTATCGGGAGTTGCTTCGTTATTAGCACCTCCACCGAAGGCAACTAATCCATCTCCATCTAACACAGCAGGAAACTGCAAAAACATAGTAAATTTAACTTGGGAATTGGAAGAATAATGTCAATACAATCCAAAGTATATAAGTGGGAAACCCACCCTGTATTTTTTTCTGGCGTTGGTTTTGTAGATGTTGGGGAATGGGTACTTAAAAGTACTACTGAAGGTTTAAGCTATGCTACTGGATTGAGCTTATTTGATAGTGGTAAAGTAATTTTCTGGCGTGTGGATACATACGATACTGAAACAGAATTAACTACTACTGGTGATGTTTGGGTATTTTATCTTGCACCCTTGATTGTAACTAATTGGAATGATGGTTCTTTAATAGGATATGACATTATACCTGCGGGACAGGTTGCAGGATATACTACTGGAACACCTTGGATACCGGGAAATTACATCTTAGTTCTTCCCGGAGAAATAGCGGATTATCCACTATTAGATTTACCAAATGACCAGATAGAATTTAATTCAGACTTTACAGTTGCTACCTTAAAAACTTATTTGAATGTTGAGTGGCAATTTATAGATGGGTCTTGGCAATGGTCTGATGTTCAGAATTTTGTTGGCGGCGGCAGGTATCAGAATTTAATAGCCGCATTTTCACACGATAAAATTTTAATAGAAAGTTTTTAAAATGGCACTTGTAGAATTAGGAACTGATAACGGCTTCACCGCTGGAGACCTAAGCACTGACGGATACTTTGCAGTTGTGCCAGCATACCAGACCATTTGGATAGCAGATGGAAGGCCTGCAACAGCAGACATACATACATCTGGCTATCATAAAATAGATATGGTCAACACAAAGATTACTGGCGTATTGACCGGCTCTTTAACTGCCGGAGATACAGTCGTTCAAGATACAAGTCTTGCTGCTGGAATTTATTTTGGAGCAGTTAGTGCAACAGTACATCTAATATTCAGAACTACAACTACTGAGTTTGATGCTACTAATCCAATCAAATTGGATGCCGGAAATTACATAACACCCTCAGACGTTAAAGCACCCCCACATTGGTTGAATTGGGTTTTGGAGGAGGGTACATTTCCTGACGGTGGTTCAAACATAATGTGTTTATTTGAAGGACGTATATGGATGAACTCAATGTTTAGTCCCAACCAGTGGTTTGCTACCCGGCAGGGAAATCCACTTGATTTAGATACAGGACAAACAGATGTTCAGGCAGCTATTAGTTCTCAGAGTTCTGAGGCTGGTCAAGTTGCTGATTCATTGGTTTCTTTAATAAGATATAAAGATAACTACTTGTTATTTGGTTTAGCTAACTCAATTTACATTCTAAGAGGTGGCTCAACAGGTTCAGGTGCATTGAGTAGTTTAACTGATGAGACTGGTATTTTCTCCCCGGATAGTTATTGTTGGGATAACTCAGGAAATCTATTTGTTGTGGGAATGACAGGATTTTTTAAAGTCCCAAACGGAATGGCAACAGGGGGAACAGCACTTGACAATATTTCATTTAGAAAACTTCCAAATTTATTTAAGACATTAAGATTGAATCGTAAAACTGACCGTGTATCTCTGGGATTTGATAGGGATAACAATACAGTTCACGTTTCTATTTCTATGCAGGATGGTAGTTGGGCAGTTAATTTTGTTTACGACATTACCAACGATGCAATACTTCCAGACACTTATGCAACAGGATGTGTTCCAGCTTCTTTCTTATATGTTAATGACTATGACGCTGGTAACTCTGATTTGCTTCTTGGATGTTACGATGGTTATATTCGGAAATTTAATCCGGCCAAGAAATCTGATGATGGAACTGCAATAGAGAGTTGTGTTCTTTTTGGCCCAGTTACAATAAATGATTTGGTAAGAGCGAATGTAAAAGTTAAGGAAGTTCAGATTGTTCTCTCGGAGGCTTCAGACGGATTGACTTGGTATCTCTATCAAGGTAAATCTAATGAGGAAATTGTTAAGGGAATAAAAGATGGAACTTTGACTTGCACTCACTCAGGAGTAATTACTGGTGGTGGTCGTCAATATGCCATAAATGAAAAAATAAGTGGTGAGTCAATAGCCCTTCTATTCAAACAAAATGTAGTGAATACCAGTTGGGGGATAGAGGGAATAAAATTGAGATACACAGTGGCAGGTACGGAAAAAGGAAATTAAATATGGCAAATAATAATCAGAATATTGTTGAGGATGATAGGGAAAAGGAAGTAGTGTCCACTGGGAAACCACTATATGGCCCGTTCATTGCTCCCAAGGCTAAAGAGACAAGTGAAACTCCTACGAGTGGACAAGCCCTAAGGTATCAATCAGCCTTAGAGAAAAGTAATGCAAGATACAATCAGATGATTGCTGAGGCAAATCTTGCACGAGAAACAGCATCAGGGGGAGTGCCATCAGAGTTGACACAAACGGCAGATATGTATGCTGCCGGTGGAACTTATGGTTCAGGTCAAAGGGCACTTGTTGAAGAGAATTTAAAAGCAGGTGCAGCCAAGGAACAAGCAGGTTTGGTCTCATCTGGTATGTCTTCTGGTTCTATGGCGGCAGGTGTAACATCAAGATATGCCCGCAATCGTGCTACTGAATTTGCTAATATTGAAGATGTTAGAACAGATAAATTATCAACTGCTCTCTCCGCAGTTGCGGCAGCTAAGGAAGCAAGAACAGGACGAATGATAGGTGCATATACAACTACTGCTCAACTCATTCAGGGTTTCAAAGAACCTACGGTTGGAGAATTTGCTTCAGCGGAAGAGTTACAGGCTGCTTCTGATATAGCCGAAAAAGAACGCCTTGGAATGTCATTGACTTCTCAGGAAAAAATAACTGCGATGGGAATTACTGCTGATATGGAAAGGCAACTCTTACAGATAACATCAGCAGAAAATCTTCAAGCTGCTTCAGATGCCGCCGCCAAAGAAAGATTGGGAATGGAACTTACTTCTGAGGAACAGAGGGCAAAGGATGATATAGCTGCGGCTGCAAATAGATTGGGGTTATCATTAGCCTCTGCGGAAAGACAAACAAAAATGCAGACAGGGGTACAAGCTCAAGGCAATACCCTTAATTATTTGTCTAACAAGGCTTCGTTGGAAGCCCAAAAAGAAATATCTGAAAGAAGAATTGCATCCGATGAGTGGGCTACAAATAGACTGATAGCCTCCAATGAGTGGATAGCGTCACAGGGCAGTCAACGCTATATTTAAGGGAAGATGATAAATGAGACCCCGTAGAATACATTTAATACCGAATGATTGGTCTCATCTTGAGACTGAGTTAAACCATTTGACAAAATGGACAGCCTCCCAGAGTGTAACTGTGTTATCCAGTCCAACTTTCGTTGGACTTACTTTAACTGGATTAACGGCAACAAGGTTAGTTGCAACGGGTGTAGGGGGTGTATTAGCTTCTGTTGGAAATCTTGCATCGTGGATTGCTGGTACAACAAATCAGGTTTCTGTTGCTAATGATGGTGATGGAACTGTAACATTATCCTTGCCCCAAGATATTCACACTGGAGCAACTCCTACTTTTGTAGGACTTAATTTAACCGGGCTTACATTAACAGGTATGACGGGTATTCTTAGGGCAACGGCTGGAGTCGTAAGTGCGGATGCTGTAACGTATGATTCAGGTTTAAAATTGTTATTGGCAGAGGTATAAATGAAAGTAGCTCACTTTGGAAATTTTGCCCCACACCGTGCAGGCATACACACGATGGTCAGGGATTTAGTTTTAGCTGAGAGGTCTGTTGGAATAGAGTCTAATTTTATTGACTATGGCTCAGAACCAAATTGTACTTTCAGCAGAGTGTGGTTGACAGATGGAGTCATCACTACTGTATCCCCTGATTGGGCAATTACTGATGCTGACATTATTGTTCATCATTCAGCCATTCCTCAACAGGTAGTTAAGACAGGTAAGCCAATAGTGTTTTATATGCACGGCAGACCTGAGTATAATTTTATGCTGGATTGGAAAAAGGGAGTTAAGCATTTATCTGCTCATTTTGAGAAGGCTAACAATCCACAGTATAAAAAGTTTGTAACCTTTTGGGAATCACATAAAACACAATGGAAATATATTTTAAATAAGGATGATGTTGAATTTGTCAATCCTCCTGTTGATTTATCAAACTATCCTATGGATGGTAATAAATATCCATTTGTTGAGACTGATTGTGGAAGTCCCAATATCTTGATATGTGATATGTGGAGGGAAGATATTACTCCCCTCAATACAATTTTATCTGCTCTTTTATTTGCTGAGAAATACTGTCCAACTGCTAAGATACACATTATTGCCGTACCTTTTCCAAAGCAGGATAACTCAATGGATGCCTTATTCCATAACTTTAAGAAGTCTGGTTATGTTGGTAAGGTCGCTACTGTGGTGCAGAATGTGGACGAAATAATGAGAGCAGCGGATATACTTGTGTCTCCTCTGGGAATTGAGACAAGAACTATACTTGAAGCATCTGCACTTGGTTTGCCAATAGTTGCAGGAAATGGTTGCAAGTTAGCTCACACTGTATCAGACCCAAGAGACATAGAAGCTACTGCGGCAGCTATCAACAAATGTTGGAATGAAGTAAAGTCCGTTAAGGACATAAAAAACGTAATTCGCAATAAAACAGAAGGTCAGTTTAATTTGTTAAAAACTGGCATTCAAGTAAAACAAATTTATGAAGGGATTTTATAATGGCAACGTATCGTGTACCGGTCTTAAGTGATTTCGCTTGGCAGCCTCCTGTTGATGACAGGATTGTTGCTCCAACTGAATCAGAAACAAAGGGAACTCGTTATATCATCATAGCAACAGCAAGCGGTATATTTGCAGGCAAAGAGAATCAGATAGCCACCGCTAAGCAGGCTAATCCTACTTTAGCTGAGCATTGGTATTTTGATACCCCAACTGAAGGTTGGACTTGCAGAGTTAAAGACGAGAATGCCACATACGAATTTGACGGAGCAGCTTGGGCAATATCAGGTGGGTCTGCTGCCGATGCCTCAATAGACAGTCTTGAGTCTGTGGATTCGACTCTTATTGCATCTGTTGACAGTTTAGAGTTAATTGACTCCACTATCAATGCTTCCATAGATAGTTTGGAATTAGTTGATTCTGCCCTGATAGCCAGCGTTGACAGTCTGGAACTGATAGACTCTGCTTTAATAGCAAGTGTTGACAGTTTAGAATCTGCTGACTCCACTATAAATCTCTCGATAGATAGTTTGGAATCGGCTGACTCGACATTGACTGCCACCAAGCAGGACAAAGGTACTTATGTTGCAGAATTTGGTGCAATAGAATTTACAATATAATTGGTAGGACGATATGGCTGCTTATAAACTTCCTATAACTGATGGACTCACTGCTTCTCGTGTGGTTCTCACAGATGCTAATAAAAAGTTGGTTTCGTTGGGGGCTGCTGGACTAACACAGAATGAAACTGTGCTGGAAACAGCAGCCGTATCAGGTATTACGAACCTTGCTTTTCACGTAGTTACAGGAGACACTTGGTATGGGATTGGCTCTACTGTTTGGAGGGGACAAACCTTCACACCAACAACAACAGGATACGTAAGTGCTGTCATACTTCCTCTATGCAAGACAGGTAATCCCGGAACTGTTACAGTAAGTATAAAAGCTACCGATGCTGGATTACCAACAGGGGATGATTTATGTGTTGCTACTTTTGATGGCAGCACCCTCACATCTTCTCTTGAGTGGAGAACTATTGTCTTCACTACACCAGTGGAATTAACAGCTTCAACCGTATATGCTATTTGTGTTCAAACATCAGTTGCCACTCAATATTGTC